GGGAAACTACGCCGAGTGTCTGCCAAGAGACGAAAACAAAACGAGGTCTATTCTGATGTGCGAGAGAAGTTTCTAGGCAACACACCAGTCTGCCAAGTTTGCCAGAGCAAGATGGCGAGCCAAGTTCACCATAGGCGAGGGAGGTTTGGGGATAGGCTGAATGAGGTTGAGTTTTTCTTGGCGGTTTGCTTTGAGTGCCACCATAAAATCCACATGAACCCAGCGTGGGCGTATGCAAAAGATTATCTGGTTAAGAGATGAACATCGGGGCGTTCAGCCGAAGTTTCTTTGAGCCAAGAGAACAACTATCAATCCCAGAGTGGGCAGAGAAGAATCTCACGCTTTCTGCGAGGGTTACGAACATACCCGGTGCGTATTCGACAACCCTCACGCCTTATGTCCGAGAACCCCTAGAGGCTTTTGGTGATGACTCGATTCGGAGGGTGGTGTTGGTATGGGGGGCGCAGACCTCAAAGACTACAACGATTCTCGCTGGCCTAGCATACCGAGTAGCAGAACGGCCTTGCCCAGTCTTGTGGGTGATGCCCTCGGAACATCTAGCTCGATCATTTACAGAAACCCGCTGGCTTCCGATGGTGGACGATTGCCCAGCCCTAGCCAAAGAACGACCAGAAAATACAGACCGAATCAAAATCCTAGAGCAACATTTTAAGCGATGCTCGGTCTGGTGGGCGGGAACAAGTGCCTCGGCTCTTTCTAGTCGCTCCATTGCCTTGCTCTGTATGGATGAGGTGGACAAGTTTCCAGAGCAAGCAGGGTCGGGGAGAGAAGCCAATCCGGTGCAATTAGCAGAGGCACGAGTAAGCACCTACCCCAATCATTTAATCATAGCAACCAGCACCCCGACAACTGCCGACTCAATAATCTGGGCTGAATGGCAGAAGGGCGATATGCGCTTCTATTTTGTGCCTTGCCCCCATTGTGGATTAAAACAAAAACTAATCTGGGGGCAAGTGAAGTGGGATGAAGGGGCAAAGATAGAAGATGGCGTTTATGATTATGCCCTAGTAAAATCCTCGACCTATTATGAATGCGAAGGGTGCAAGGGCAAGATTCAAGACGGCCAGAAAACCAAGATGCTCCGAGAGGGGGAGTGGAGGGCAACCAATCCCAAGGGCGAACCAGCCAGACGCTCCTATCACCTCAACGGCCTATACGCCCCTTGGGTATCCTTCGGAAGTTTGGCGGTCAAGTTCCTGCAAGATAAGCACAGCGGGATTATCGGCCTGCAAGATTTTGTGAACCGAGTCCTAGCCGAGCCTTGGATGGAACACGAATCAGAAAAGATGCAGATCGTTCCCGGTGCTTATAAAATGGGCGAGGTTCGGATGGGGGATAAGCTGATTATGAGTTGCGACATCCAAGAGGCGGGGGGCTTCCACGCTTGGTGCGTAGTGAGGGCTTGGGATTTAGAGGGCAAACCAAGACTCGTGTGGGCGGGTAGACTAGAAACTTGGGGCGACATAAAGGCAAAGCAAGATGAATTTGGCGTTGAGGATAAGTGCGTCTTAATCGATTCGGGCGATCAAACCCGAGATGTATATTTGAATTGTTGCAAGAACGGCTGGGTAGCGTTGGTTGGCTCGGACAAGACCAGCTTCTCCGAGATCGTGAACGAGCAGAAGGTTCAAAGGCCATACGCTCGAATCGCAAATGGCGACCCCTTCTCTGGTAAGGCAGTTCAATCCAAGGCAGGGTGGAAGTGGAAGCTCTGCCCGATTTGGCGTTGGTCTAACCCATCAATCAAAGACATACTCTCTCAGCTTCTCAAAGAGGAGGGCTTTATCGCCCTAGATACGCCCGATGTTTGGAAGGTGCATATCGAAGCAGAGGTCAAGGTAAGGGTGAAGAATCCTATGACTGGCAGGGAAAGACTTGTGTGGAAGCAAATTGGGAAGCACAATCATTTAATGGATTGCGAATGTATGAACATCGTGGGGGCGGCACTCCACGGACGGCTCAAAGTTTCACCCGCAAGTTTGACAGAGGAGGTTGAGAATGGCGAAGGGTGATTTCATTGGGCTACCCCTTGCTACCCTAACTTCTCTGCGTGATAAGTATGTGACTTGTCTTGAGGCGATTGCGGTGGCTGGGTCTAGCTATTCGATAGCGGGACGCTCTTTTTCTAGGGCGAATCTTGGGGAAGTTCGTGATACTATCGCAGAGCTAACCCTTGCCATCCAGTCTGTCAACGGCACTCGTATCCGCACGACCTACGCCAACTTCTCGTGAAAAAAGCTCAACTCAATTTAATAGATAAAGCGGTTGCCTTTCTGAACCCACAAGGGGCAGTTAATCGGATGATTGCACGGCAAAAGCTGGTCAACTTCTCTTACGATGCGGTCAAATATACAAGGGAACGCAAAGGGCCGAGTTCCCTTTCTGGCGCAGAAGATTATCGCTCTAACTATGACCGAGTGGAGCTGATGAAAAGGGCGAGGGACTTGGCAGAGAATGTTGGCCTTGTTCGCTCCATCCTTATGAAGTTTGCCAGTCACACCGCCGCAAACATTTCCTACCAAGCCCGAACAGAAAACCCCGAGGTCAATACAGAGGTTGAGGCATATTGGGCAGAGTGGTGGGACAAGTGCGATATCTCGACAAGGCACACCGGCTCAACTCTTATGCAGGTGGCGATGATGTCGATGCTCCGAGATGGTGATTTTCTTTTTGTTTTAGTCCGAGACAGGGATGGCAACCTAAAGATTCAAGGCATTGAAGCCGATAGAGTGGGCGACCCATTCAAGGTTTATACAAGCCTAGATTTGATCGGTGGAATCCATATTGATCGAGATACTGGTGCGCCGAGTGCCTACGATATTTATAATAGAAGCATTGGCGATTTCTACACCTACCAAGCAACCATCCCCGCAAGCCAAGCCTTCCACTTATTCGACCCACTCCGCATCGACCAGTACCGAGGAATCTCCGCTTTTCATACCGCCATAAATGATGCGACAGACATTTACGATATTATAAACTTCGAGAAGATGGCCGCAAAGAACGCAAGTTCGCAAGCTGGAATCGTAAAGAGGAATAACAACAATGCCTCCGACCTCTCCACCCTAACGAACGACGAGGATTTGAATGGGAACACGATAAAGCTAGAAGCGATTGAGTCTGGGAAAATATCATACCTAGAACCGGGTGAAGACATCGTGTTCCCCGATGGCCCGAGCCGTCCCTCCGGTGCGTTTGCAGAGTTCCACAAGATTCTTTTGAGGAATATTTGCTTGGGCGTGGGCATCCCTTACAGCTTCGCCGTTGACCCTTCTGCTATGTCTGGCCCGACCGCAAGACTTGAGATGCAACAAGCAGGGCGCACCTTCCGCAGATACCAGAAGCTCCTAGATGACAAGGTTCTTCGACCCATCAAAAACATCGTGATTGCCGATGGAGTAGCAAGAGGATTGATTGAAAACAATGTTGGGACAAGAACGACCAAGGGCATCTTTAATTTTGGGGCGAATGTCTCTATTGATTTAGGGAGAGAATCTGCCTCGGCCATCTCCGAGTTCAAGACCGGCCTCAGAACTGCCGCCGACATATACGCAGAGAGAGGCCAAGATTTTGAGAGTGCTATGCGTCAAAGGGCGATTGAGGCCAAGCTGATTAAAGACTTGGCAGAGAAGTATGGCGTAGCCCCAGAGACGATTTCCGATATTGTCACCCCGACACCACCACAACCCCAATTACCTACCGCCCCCGCGCCTAAACCAGTGGCACTCATTGAAGATAAACCAGAGGAGGACAAGGATGAGGGAGGCGATCAGAAGCCAATTCCAGAAGACCCGATTGAACCACCCTCCGAGGAATTAGAGGTTAAAAAAAAAGAAACTGAATTAGATTGCGGAACTGGTAGCGGAGGATTCAAAGAGGGCAATACTTGTGCTGGTGGAGATGGGGGTGGGCAAGATAATATAAAAGAAAACCCAAAATTCCCAATGCCCGGAGTGCAGAAAATTTCATCTAAGGGATTGTCAGTTAGAATGGCAGACCTAAAAATAGCAGAGGAAAATCTAAAAAATAATAAACCATCTATAACCCCCAATGCTCCAGTAGATGTTGAATATAATATTGATACAAAAAAATACGAACTTTTAGATGGTTATCATAGATACCTAAAGGCAAGAGGCGGGACGATTGAAAAAGCCTCAAAATCAAAGCCAGTTGAAATTTTATCAAAAGTAAAGCTAATCAAGAACTCGGAAACCAAGTTTGGCGGAACAAGAGATTTAACTGAAAAAGAAATAGAAAATTACATAAATAAAAATAAAAGCAAGAAATTAGAATCTATTTTGCAAGAACTAGACCCTGCATCAATCAAGATGCTGATTGAGGGGATGATGGGTGGGATTGAGTTAGCAAAATATGATGGGATTGATTTTACCCCACCACAAGGGGCTAGGGATGCCGCTAAAAGAGCCTTGGATGTTAGAGAGACAAAACCACCCAGCCAAAGGGGAATGACCCCAGTAGGCATCGCCAGAGCTAGGGACTTGCAAAATGGCGTGAAGCTATCGCCTGACACAGTAAGGCGAATGCTGAACTTTCTAACTCGCCATGAAGTCGACAAGAAGGGGGCAACTTGGGATGAGCAGGGCAAGGGCTGGCAAGCGTGGCACGGTTGGGGTGGCGATGCAGGATTTTCTTGGGCTAGGAAAGTCGTTGGGCAAATGGAGGCAAGGGACAAGAAAGAATTGGCAGAACCATACGCTTGCCCAATCGCAACCCAAGACATCAAAACAAATCTAGCCAATAGGCAGACAGCCGTGAACGATGCGAACTACGGCCCAGCCAATCCTAACGAACCTAACGAGGATTACTGGAAGGCAAAGGCAGACGAGTTCCAAGGCGATGTAGTTACGGCCAAGAAGATGCTTTGCGGTAATTGTGCGGCTTTCGATCAGAGGAGCAAAGTTCTAGGGTGCATTAAGAAGGGGATTGGAGAGGACGCAAACGAGGTGGCCGTTGGTGGCGATCTTGGTTACTGCGAGATTTTTGATTTTAAGTGTGCGGCCAAAAGGACTTGCGATGCTTGGATTGTGGGTGGGCCGATTCCAGATAAGAAAGAAGAACTTGCCAGACCAGTAAGCCAAACCCCAGCCCCTCCTAAAGAGAGAATCAAAGGCTCAAAGGAAAACCCAGAAGGCACAGCATCGACCAGAAGCAAAGCTGGTGACATAGAGATTTCAGAGCAGAACGAAGAAGCCCTCAAGAACAAGATTGCTGAGTTCAAGGACAAGCATCCCTCAAGGAAAGCCCCCACCCTTGGAGCATTGAAGAAAGTGTTTCGCAGAGGTGCGGGTGCGTTTTCGACCAGCTTTAGGCCAACGATTACTGGGGGAAAGCCCAACTCACGCAACGCTTGGGCTATGGCTAGGGTGAACAAGTTTCTAAAGATGGCTGGTGGCGGTGAAGTCAAGAAATCATATCGAGCGGCAGACGGCGATCTTCTTTGACATAACCTCGATGCTTTATGCCCCTGCCCATTCCCTCCGCTGAAGAATCAGAGCAAGACTTTGTTTCCCGCTTTATGGGAGACGAGCAAGCTGTAAGCGATTTTCCAGACGAAAGCCAGCGTTCAGCCGTAGCATATTCGACATACCGGGACGAGGAGATGGATGAAATGGAGCTAGGCGGGGTGAGCATTTTGGAGGTGGGAGAGGCCAAAGGACACGACCTTTTCGTGGATAAAACAAGCCTAGAGACTGCCCTCAAACTTATGAGCAACGCCAAGAATGGCGTGAAGGTTAAGATGAACCACGGAAGCGGATTGGACGCAGTTGTGGGCTTTGCCCGCAACCCCCGCATCGATGGAGATAAGCTGGTGGCCGACCTTCGCTTGCTCCGCAACTCCCCCCACTACGGATTGATTAAAGAGATGGCCTCCGAAGCCCCAGACCAGTTCGGCGTTTCCCTAGCCTTCGTAAATGAGTCCGAGACCATCAACGGCAAGGATTACATCCGACCCCAGAGCATTGCCTCTGCTGATTTAGTTTCCTCCCCTGCGGCCACCAATGGCTTGTTTGAGGAGGTTGTAAGGTTTATGGAATCCGTAAAAGAACTTCGATGCTGGGACGGCTACAAACCCGCCAAAGGCATAAAAGCCTACGATGCAGGTTCGTGCGTAAAAGCAGAAGAAAAACTAGGATATATGAAGGGTGGAGAAACCATCCCAGCCGTATCCAAGGAAGCACCACTTGACAAAAAGGACAAATCAAATATGGAAAACAACGATTATAAGAAAGACATGGACGAAATTAAAGTTCGTCTCTCTGCCTTGGAAGAGGCAATGAAACCCAAGGATGAGGAAAAGAAAG